ATCTACACGGTCAACAAGCANACCANCTTGGGNNTGCGNCAGTCNGACAANGCNACAGCTTTGGGNNTCAGCACNAACNCNGCNTTTGTNGGCATCGCNNNCNAGATTCAAGCGCCAGCAGCCAATGTCACTTTGAGTGGCACAGGCGTGATCGGTGCAGGCTCTTACACAATTGGAGCAAACAGTGGTCAAAACTCTGGCAACAGTGGTCGCTTGGCTGGTGGTGCTATTACTGACAATACGGCTGTACCAACTGTGGTGACTAGCACCAACACAACGACCAACACGATCACCCCAGCAGTACCATGACAACGATTGACAAAACAGATGCGAGACTGTCAACGCACGAAGAAATCTGTGCGCTGCGCTATGACCAGATCAATGCCAGGCTCAAGCGCATTGAAGCAATCATGCTCAAGACTGCTGGCGTCATGATCCTGTCAATGGCTGGCACTATATTCAGTGCCATGTGGATACTCAAATGAGAGATTGGGCTGTTGCATTCATTGCGGCAGCCCTACTTGTTGGGGTTATGGTCTGGTCCACAAGCATAATCGTGCCATTCGTATGGGGGCTGTAAATGCTTGCAGAAATCGCGGCTGCAAACGCAGCCATTGCAGTGATCAAGGCCGCACTAAAAAACGGCAAGGAACTGTCTGACCTTGGCTCCAAGGTATTTGACTACTTTGACAACAAAGCAAAAATCCAAGAGGCAGTCACCAAAAAAGGCAACAGGTCCGACATTGAAGAATTCTTTGCGCTCGAGAAACTAAACGCGCAAGAAGTTGAACTGCGTGAGCGCATGATTTATGCAGGCAGGCCCGGCATGTGGGGCGACTGGCAGAAGTTCCAAGCAGCAGCAGCCCGTAGACGCAGGGAAGAAAAAGATTCTGCGGCCAAAGCCATCAGGCAGCGCAAGGCCAAGATGGAGCAATTGACCGAGTACATCGCCATCGGTATTGCCAGCATCATCTTGGCTGCATTATTAGTTTACGGAATCATCATTTACATGATGCACATCCGAAGATGAGCGAGAAACCTGAATCAGTTTTGGACAAGGTGCTGGCCTATGTGGACAGTCCCTTCAAACTGTTCGCGGCCATCCTGATGGGGGTCATTGCATTTGCCGGGTACTTCATGTGGCAAAACCAAGAGTTCATGCGGGATGCCTATAAAGAGTCCAAGAAGCTGCCCGAGATCAACACGGCCAGGGCAGATGACGCCAGTTCAATGCTGCTCAAGAAAACAGGGGCAACGGTGGTGGCGGTGTTCAAGGTGAACCCGCTGTTCAACAGCAGGGTGCTGTACAAGGCTTACACAAAAGATGGCAGGGACAAGACGATTGAGGACATCGATGTGGGGCTGTTCAGCCAGAACACGGCCAACAATAGCGATGTGGTCAAGCTGATGACCAACGAAATCCCTTGCGGTGAGTACAGATATGCGCAGTCAGAGGTGGGGCTGTGGTACTTGGAAAAAGGCGTGACCTATACCTGCCGCATCAGTGTCCCACCGGACTCACATCGTTTTGTGGGCCAGATCACGGTGGGGTGGGCAGAGCAGCCCAAGGACATTGAGCAAGTAAAATTCATGCTGGAAATTGCCAGCGCAATGCTAACCAAAAGGGGTAATTGATATGGATTGGCTCAAACAAATCGCGCCCACAATTGCCACGGCGATGGGCGGCCCACTGGCTGGCATGGCCGTGTCAGCCATCTCAAAGGCCATCGGTGTGGACCCCGACAAAGTGGGCGACATGATCAGCAACAACAAGCTGACAGCAGAGCAGATCGCCCAGGTCAAGATCGCTGAGATCGAACTGCAAAAGCAGGCGCAAGAGCTTGGCCTCAACTTTGAGAAGCTGGAAGTTGAAGACCGAAAGTCAGCCCGAGAGATGCAGGCCACCACCCGAAGCATGATGCCCCCCATCTTGGCTGGCTCTGTCACTGTCGGGTTTTTTGGCATCATGGGCATGATGTTTCATGGCGCGGTGGACAGCAGCAACCCTGCCATCTTGATGATGCTGGGCAGCCTTGGCACGGCATGGACGGGCATCATCTCTTACTATTTCGGCTCCTCTGCTGGCTCACAGGCCAAGACCGATTTGCTTTCTAAAAAGGTGTGATGACATGAAAGACAACTTTGATGAAGCCCTAAAGGCCGTGCTGCACCACGAAGGCGGCTTTGTGAACCATCCAGCAGACCCAGGTGGCATGACCAACCTGGGCGTGACCAAGAAGGTCTGGGAGGAATGGATCGGCCATCAGGTGGATGAAAAGGTCATGCGTGAACTGACACCTGAGATTGTTGGCCCGATGTACAAGGTGAAGTACTGGGACAAGGTGAAGGGTGATGACCTGCCAACAGGTGTTGACTACGTTGTCTTTGATGCTGCTGTTAACAGTGGCCCAGGAAGGGCTGCAAAGTGGCTACAAGCCTGTGTTGGGGTTGAGCCTGATGGTGGCATTGGCCCCAAGACCTTGGCGGCGGTGGCTGCGTTTGAGGGTGACCTGGTTGACGATTACAGCAAGCGCCGGCTGTCATTCTTGATGGACCTGCCCCACTGGCCAACTTTCGGCAAGGGATGGGGCCGCAGGGTGGCCGATGTGAGCAAGACAGGTTCTAGCATGGCATAAGCTGGAATAATCAAGCCATGGCCAACGTCAAGCAGCAACTCGAAACCCCGTCAATCCCAAGCCTTGGGTTTGCGCCGGAGGTGTATGAGCGCAGGCACTTCAGTGAAAACTACGGTGCCTTGAACACCTACTTTCGCAAGATGATCGGCGTGCTGGGTGCGCTGTTTGGTCCAAGGGGCGGCAAGTTTATGAACAACCCCTACGGGGCTTTTCAAGATTCGACAGACCAGACTGCGGCCAACACGACCACAGCCTACGCTGTCAAATTTAACACCACCGACTTTTCCAATGGGGTCACCATTGCCAGTGACTCGCGCATCACGGTGGCTGTGGATGGTATTTGGAACTTGCAGTTTTCGATTCAATTCAAAAACACAATCAATGACGGCCAAGACGTTGACATTTGGTTTCGCAAAAACGGCACCAACATTGCAAACTCAAACAGCAGATTTCACTCTCCTCAAAGAAAAAGCGCTGGCGACCCAAGCCATATCATTGCTGCATTGAATTTTTTTGTTGAAATGGCTGCTAATGATTACATTGAGATTATGTGGAGAACTGAAAACACTGGTGTAAGTATTGAGCATTTTGGGACAAGCGCCAGCCCAACACGACCAGCAGTGCCATCGGCCATCGTCACGATGAGCTTTGTATCCAACCTACCAACGGTCTAAGCCATGTACCTCCCAATAAAACTTCCACCAGGCATCTACCGAAATGGCACGGAGTACCAAGCGGCTGGCCGATGGTATGACGCCAACCTGGTGCGCTGGTACGAGAACACGCTGCGGCCTGTTGGCGGGTGGCGCAAACGGTCCACATCGCAACTGTCTGGGCTGTGCCGTGGCATTTTGACTTGGCGTGACAACAGCGCCACACGCTGGATCGCCTTGGGCACCCACACCAAGCTGTACGCCATGAACCAAGGCGGGGTCTTGAAGGACATCACGCCAACAGGGTTTACGGCTGGGTCAGCCAACGCTGTGCTGAATATCGGCTATGGCTCACAAGAATATGGCTCATACGCCTATGGCGTGGCGCGGCCTGATGTCGGCTCCAACACGCCAGCGACCACATGGTCTATGGATACCTGGGGTGAGTACTTGGTGGCCTGTTCATCGACTGATGGCAAGCTGTACGAGTGGCAGCTTGGCTTTGCAACGCCAACTATTGCTGCCGCCATTGCCAACGCGCCCACAGGCAACAAGGCCGTGATGGTCACAGCAGATCGCATCCTGTTTGCCCTTGGCGCTGGTGGCAACCCTCGCAAGGTGCAGTGGTGCGACCAAGAAAACAATACCGACTGGACGCCCAGCACATCCAACCTGGCTGGCGACTACGAACTGACAACACCCGGCACACTGTTGGCTGGCAAGCGCGTCAAAGGCATCAACCTGCTGTTCACCGATGTGGATGTCCACACGGCTCAGTATGTGGGCGCACCATTTGTCTACGGCTT